ATTCCAGGTGGGAGCACCACGGTGGCCGATAAAGAAAGAAAAGTCATACTTCTACATGAAGTGATTGAGCAACGCTTACGTAAAGAGAAGGAGCTTGAATTCTATAAACAGCAGCTTGAGGAAATACAGGTTAAAATAAGTTTTTTAGATAGAGAGCTAACTCTCACCAATCTTATTATAGATATTATACATGGGGAAAATGTTATTGATTTGTTTCCAAATGATAGGGTAGAATCAATTGAATATGAGGACAAGACATGAAATACGTTTCGACTAAAACATACAAGCAAATTGGGCCCGTTGCTTATAGGCAGTGGAAGGCCGAGAGCCATTGCTCAATGATTCATGGGTATGCACTTTCATTCCATTTTGAATTTGAATCCGATGAACTAGATGTTAGGAATTGGGTTCTTGATTTCGGGGGCCTTAGGCCTTTGAAAGATAAACTAGAAGAATGGTTTGATCATACGTTGCTAGTGGCGCAGGATGATCCTCACAAAGAACTGTTAGAATGGCTAGGTACTTGCGGAATAGCTAAAATTACTGAAGTGGAAAAGACAGGGTGTGAAGGCATTGCTGAGTTCTTATATGAATATGTGAACACTATCTTTTTGCCAGATTATGGGTCAGATGTTGCTGAACGAATTTGGTGTTGTAAAGTTGAAGTAAGAGAAACAGACTCGAACATGGCTATGGTTACTGGCCATCGAGGAGATTTCGACGAATAATTTGTTGACTTCTAGTCTTTTACGATATAGAATAGATTATAAGATGTAAAAAGGAATATCAATGTCTCACCCTCTGTATAAATCCGATCCTGAATTGGGCGCTCAGGTGCGAGATCACCTTATCAGTGTTGGATTAGAAACCCCTATGACAAATAAGGTCAATCTTGATGAAAAAACCAAGATAGGTGCCATCAAGAAAAATTTTGAAAACATTATGGATGTATTGGGTCTGGATCGTGAAGATGATTCACTAATAGATACACCAAGTCGTGTTGCAAAAATGTATGTGAGAGAAGTCTTCTGGGGACTGGATTATAATCAGTTTCCCAAATGCACAGTGATTGAAAATAAGCTGGGTAAGAATTCTCCAAGTTCATTTGTTGTCGAGCGTAACATCAATGTTCAATCAAACTGTGAACATCATTTTGTTGTTATAGATGGCAAAGCAACTGTTGCATATATTCCTCGTGACAAGATTCTAGGCCTATCTAAATTGAATAGGATTGTTGAGTTCTTTTCAAAGCGTCCTCAGGTACAAGAGAGACTGACCGAACAAATCACAGAGGTAATTAGTTTCATTACAGGATCACAGGATGTGGCTTGTTATCTTGAAGCTATTCACTACTGTGTAAAGAGTAGAGGCATTCAGGATACTGGAAGTAGTACTTGTACGTTGGCAGTTAATGGTGACTTCCAAGGAACAAATTCAGATATTCGTAGAGAATTTTTGAACATAGCTAGAGGATTAACAGTGTTGCAATGATGAAAAGTATTTTTGTTACATATCAACGAGAGGGTATTCACAAATATCCTGGAGCTGCAAATTTACCAGGGGTTGAGTTCTTAGCTAGTCCCCATCGCCATATGTTTCATTTTAAAATCACATTACAGGTATATCACGATGATCGTGAGGTTGAGTTTATATTGTTTAAGCGAGAGCTTGAAAAGCAGTATGATAATGGTACCTTGCAACTAGATTATAAGTCGTGTGAAATGATGGCGGATGATATTGCAAGCTATATTATATCACATTATCCTGGTCGCGACCTTACGGTTGAGGTTAGTGAAGATGGTGAAAATGGTGCAGTTTGTTTCTATGAAAAAGATTCAAATTTATCGAAAACAGACTTGTCTAACTTTGTGGCGCAAAATTATGCGTCGAATGAATTGGAGTTGAATTAATGGACTTTTGTCATATATGTCCTACCCCAGAATTAGATTTGGTATCAAAGTATGATACTCATTTGGTTCTTGCACATTTGCTTGAAGAAGATCCAGCGTATAGAAAGTTTTACCAGGACCTTGGGGCCCATCATGATGTAACATTGATAATGGACAACAGTGCGTTTGAGATGTTCAAGCGTGGTGAGCCAATGTATCCTACAGACAAGCTAATTGACCTGGCCACCCCAATCAAAGCTGACTATGTTGTTATGTCAGATTATCCTGGTGAGCCCGGATCAAAGACCATCAAAGCTGCAGAGAAGATGATTCCAGAATTAAAGAAAAATAAACTTGGAACATTCTTCTGTCCACAGAGTCAAACAGGTGACATTGAGGACCTTATGGCAGGGTATGCATGGGGGTTCTCTCATCCGGACATTGATTATATTGCAGTTAGTATTCTTAATGTTCCTATTGCATTTGGTGTAGAGAGTGGTAATAAGTTACAAAGATTTGCTGCTAGGTGGAGATGGATGCAAATGATGAAAGATCGAGGATTCTTTGCATGCTATGCAGTACAGCAAGAGATGAAACAATATTGGCAACTTTCTGGTAAGCACGTGCCTCCCAAAAAGATTCATTTTTTAGGAATGGTTGATGGACCCAATGAGGTTGAACTTGTTAGGGAGTATCATGATATCATTACCACGTGGGATAGTAGTGCTGCTATCTGGGCAGGGATGAACAGTATTAAATTTGATAGCAGTCCTACTGGTTTGATTGACGGAAAGTTTGAAAAAGAAGTTAATTTCAACACCTGTATTGACGAAGGTAGTGGTAGAGAAAATGCTATCCATAACATGAACTTCATTGATGAAATGGTTGGCCAATCGCTTTGGAGTAACAAAAATGTTTAGAAATGCAGCTCTTATTGATGGTGTAGTCACAAATTTAGATGATAGCTGTGTCCAACCTAATGCAGTCGATCTTAGATTGGACACAGTACAACGAATTGCTGATTCAAATTTTATTCTTCAGGACGATGCACGCTTTAAGTTAACTCGTGACATGCAGAATATCGAACCAGTACCTTGGAGGCATGATGGTCTGGGAAGTTATAAGTCTATGTTTGAGCTTGAACAAGGATCCTATCAATTTGAAACCAAGCACGAGGTAACTATTCCAGAAGGTATGGCTGGATGGTTGATTGCACGTTCGACCTTAAACCGAAATGGTATCTTTATCACTTCTGGTTTATATGATAGTGGCTTTAGTAATTTTATTGGTGGTGTTATGCATGTAATGACCGGCCATGCTAAAATTGAAAGAGGTGCTCGTATTGCTCAGTTTATTCTAGCCGATGCAGAAACAGCTCACTTATATGATGGACAATACAATGCCGCAAAAACCTAATTTTAAGTACAAAGAAGACAAACACTTAGAGGAAGTGTTAAAGTATGTTATGTCAACATATGAAGGCCACTATGTTGGCAAGGGTGAGATACAAACTACAGATGTTTGGGAAACACTTCATATAGAAAAAGAGGCATGTTTATCTAATATACTTAAATATGCTATGAGGTATGGTAAAAAGGGTGGGTACAATAAGAAAGACTTGTTGAAGATTATTCACTATACTTTGATGCTATGGTATTTCACACTAGAGGAACACGACTAAATGGAAATCAAAATTGAAATAGAAGAACTGAAGAAGCGGAAACTATTTGTCGCTGCGCCAATGTATGGTGGACAATGTCACGGAATGTTTTGTAGATCGACAAATGACTTGGCATCTTTATGCATGCATTATGGAATTGAGTTAAAATTTTATTACCTATTTAATGAGAGTTTGATAACGAGAGCACGTAACTATTGCTGTGATGAATTTATGAGAGATGAAAGTTCAACTCATATGATTTTTATCGATAGTGATATTGGGTTTGATGCTCGTGATGTTCTTTCCATGTTAGCCTTGCAAGATGCCGAAGAGGGCAATGATGAATATGATGTGTTGTGTGCACCATATCCAAAGAAGTGTATTTCTTGGGAGAAGATTGTTGACGCTGTTAACCAAGGCCGAGCAGATGAAAATCCAAACGAACTTGATAAGTTTGTAGGTGACTATGTGTTCAATCCTGTTCCAGGAGTTAATGAAATTAGACTCGATGAGCCAGCAGAAGTGCAAGAAGGTGGCACAGGGTTTATGATGTTTACTAAGAAGACTCTACAAAAGTTTAGAGATGCTTATTGGGACAACAGTGAGTGGAGTCCTAATGGGTTTAGTTATAAGCCTGATCATGTTCGGACAGAACATTTTGATGGTAGCCGTGAAATTATGATGTATTTTCAAGCATTGATTTGTCCTGACACTCGTCGTTACTTATCAGAAGATTATATGTTTTGTCAATGGGTCCGCAAGATCGGTATGAAGGTATGGCTGTGCCCATGGATGCAGTTGCAGCATGTTGGTACTCATGTATATGGTGGCAGCTTACAGGATCTTGCTTCTATTCAAGCATCAGCAACAGCAGATGCAAGTAAGGTTAAGAAGGGCCGTGAAGGTCCTTTGGAGCGTACAAAAGTAACTATGCAAACTACAGACGATGACGGGAATGTTCAAGAGGTAAAGTGATATGAAATTTAGTAATGAAACTATGGATGTGTTGAAGAATTTTTCTACAGTAAATCCCTCGATAGCATTTAAGCCTGGTAATAATTTATCTACAGTATCACCATCTAAGACTATTATGGCAAAGGCTATCTTAAACGAATCCTTTCCATCAGAGGGTGCTATCTATGATCTTGGAAAGTTTTTAGGTGCTGCAAGTTTGTTTGTTAATCCTGAATATGTGTTCGAAGAAAAACAAATGGTTATTCATGGTAATGGTAGACAGGTTAACTATACTTTTGCGGACGTCGACATGATTGTTACTCCGCCAAAGGACAATATCGATTTGCCAGAATCTGATTTGGAAATGGATCTTTCAGGAGATCAAATGTCCAGGTTGCTCAAAGCTGCTAGTGTATTGCAACTACCAGAAGTAAATATTTGTTCTGGCGGTGCTATCATAGCAAGTGATTCTAAAAACCCATCGGCAGATGTCTATAATGAAGATGTGATGATTAGACAATCTAATGGTAAGTGTAACTTTATTTTCAAGATTGAAAATTTTAAGATGATGCCATTTGATTATAATGTGAAGATATCCTCGCGAGGGATCGCACAATTTACATCGATCAATAGTCCTATTGGCTTGACTTATTGGGTAGCAGTAGAAGAAAATTCAACGACTGGTGAATAAATGCGCGAAGATTTTTTATGGGTTGAGAAGTATCGTCCCAAGACGGTTGCTGATACCATACTGCCTGTTGACTTAAAATCTACATTTCGCCAATTTATATCTAACAAAGAGATTCCGAACTTACTACTATCTGGTCCTCCTGGTATAGGAAAGACTACAGTTGCTCGGGCTATGTTAGAAGAATTGGGATGTGATTATATTATAGTCAATGGATCAATGTCTGGTAACATTGATACTCTTCGGAACGACATTAAGCAGTTTGCTTCCTCTGTTAGTTTAATGGGTGGAAGAAAGTATGTCATTCTTGACGAAGCAGATTATCTAAATCCTCAATCGACCCAGCCGGCTCTTAGAAACTTCATGGAGGAGTTTAGTAAGAACTGTGGGTTTATAATGACGTGCAATTTTAAAAATAGAATCATAGCGCCACTACACTCACGTTGTAGTATCTTTGATTTTAAAATTGCTAATGCCGACAAACCTAAGATTGCAAAAGAATTCTATAAGAAGGCATGCGAGGTACTAGATCAGAATAACATAACGTATGACAAGAAAGTTGTTGCAGAGCTACTGCAAATGTATTTTCCAGATTGGAGAAGAGTATTAAACGAGTTGCAAAGGTACAGTGTATCTGGTACAATCGATTCTGGAATACTTTCTAGCCTCAGTGACGACAATTTCTTATCATTGGTGAAGCTATTAAAAGAGAAAAACTTCACTGGTATGCGCAAGTGGGTTGGTCTTAATATTGATAATGAACCAGTAGGAATGTTTAGGAAGCTATACGACAATGCTTCGTCCGTGGTTGAGAAACAATCAATTCCTTCTATGGTTTTGGTGTTAGCAGACTATCAATACAAAAGTGCTTTTGTAGCAGATCAAGAAATAAACTTAGTTGCATGCCTGACACAATTGATGGCCGATTGTGAGTGGAAGTGACCCCATTTGATTTTGTAAAGTCCATCACATATAATAAGAAAAATATGATGAAGGATACAGACAATGATGAGCTTTCAGAACAAAGTTATGTCCCATATGTAGTTAATAAAGGACTGTCTTATTTCGTTGATACATTGATGTATGCGAACGAAATGAACATTTCATCGTTTTTAGACCACAAGCTCCAATACGAATATCTTCTAAATAGTATAAGGCCCAAAAAGCGATATGCAAAATGGGTAAAGAATGACGAAGATAGTGACCTGAAAATGATTGAAATATACTTTAATTATTCTACCAAGAAGGCTCTTCAAGCACAGTCAGTTCTTTCCCAAGAAGAAATGGTAATAATACGTGAGAAAATCACGAGGGGAATAACCGATGATTGAGCTAATGGTAGAAGTAAAGCTACTACATGAAGAAGATTTTTTAAAAGTAAGAGAAACTTTAACTCGTATAGGTGTCGCATCTCGTAAAGACAAGACACTGTATCAAAGTTGCCACATATTACATAAACAAGGTAAGTATTACATCGTGCATTTCAAGGAATTGTTTGCACTTGATGGTAAACCTACAAATTTTTCAGATGACGATAAAGGAAGACGCAACACCATTGCTAATCTTCTTGCAGAGTGGGAGTTGGTTCAATTAGTTGACCCAGACAAGTCTGCTGCACCCGTTGCACCTTTAAGTT